ATCCTTTATATTTTTTGCTAATTTGAAGTATTTACCACTTCCATATTTGGTTGTGTAGCATCTTATAACTTCACCAGCAGGGATGGTCTTTTTATTTTTAGATGTTTTACTTGCTGTAGTTCTTATTGATGTACTTGCTTTTGTTACATAGTTCTTTTCGGTTGATGATGATACTGATTCTACACATTTTTGTAAACTACTAGTCTTTATATAACCTTTTTTAAATTTATAATCAAATTTAAGCCAGCCGTTAGCTATCTCGTATGTTTTAATCTTATAACCTTTTTTAAGAGTACCCAAAGATTTGGCTTTGCTACTTGCGCTACTTCTTACAGTTACAGTACTTTTTTTCACTTTATAAAAATACTTTTTTGTAATTCCTGTTTCTGTATCGTTTTTATATGTAGTTTTAGTAGGGTCTCCATTTTTACCAGTACTGTTATGTCTAAAATATGCTGTAATTTCAAAATCAGTCAATCCTGTTGATAGATTCCTCTTAGCGCATACACCCTTCCATGTAGTAGTGCTTGTACCAAAATCACCACACATTATTCCATAGCCACCACTAGTTATAGAAAGTATTCCTCCTGTATTACCTCGTCCACTATCAATATTGGCTCCACTTACATTCCAACCTACGGTACTTTCACAATTATCATCTATTTCAATTTCTTTTTCTTTTATTACTTCATTACCTATAGTAGGATAATTGCCTATTAATATTTTTTCTCCAGTTGTTGTATTTTCAACTTGAACAAAATGAGCTTCATTACTCATATTTACTTTTACAATTGCTGGAGTATTAGTATTGCCTTGATTTTCAGCTACTAATTCTGTCGTTCCTTCTATATGAACTGCTTCTTCTTTATAGAAATACGGTTCATATGCTACTAGTTTTATGTTTACATAGCAACTAATATTATTTATCGGATCTGTATCTATTGCATCCTCTGTAATTGCATAACAAAACTTATCATCTATTGCAAATTCTTTTAATTCATCCACATCAAATAATTCGCTTATAGTTCTCAAAGCATTTTCAAATTCTTCTTCTGTATCTCTTTTTAGATATGCTTTTATCTCTATTTCTACACTCTCATACTTACCACCATTAAAAATATATCCTGCTCTGGTAAATATATTTATTTTATCTGTTGTTCTTTTAGGTAGTATGCTTCTTTTTACACTACGTATTTTGAACAGATCATTTAGCACTGTATCATCATATTTATAAATTTTAGACATCTACAACACCTGCCAATCTATTCATTTTTATTTTATCTTTATTCATTTCAGCTTGTACTGTCCTATAAGTTGTCTTCCCTACTGTTTTACCATCCATTAATATGGCCATGTTACCTACTGCCTTAACCATACATTTAGCCATTTTATCATAGTCTATTGTAAAATAACTTCCATTAACCTCATTTGTATTTCTGCTATTACTTTTGGCAACTACATTTCTAAACTCATCTGAGCTCATCGCAACCGATGTACTAGCTAAATCATCCAAAGAATTGTATACACTTTTTGCATTAGCTTTTATACCTACCGCAATACCTTCTGGTAAAAACTTGCCTATTTCATCCCTCATAAGCCTTGATGGAGACTGTATCTTAAATGCTTTTTTAAATCCGCCTACTACTCCATCAGCAAACCCACCTATTTGATCCTTTAGCCATGTTCCCCCGTTTTTTATACCTTTCCAAAGTCCTCCAACTATATCTTTACCTATACTAACAACCTTGCTAGGAATTGTTTTAATGCCGTCAATTAGATTAGAAGTAAATTGGCTTGCTGCACTTCTTGCTTTTGACCCCATTTGAGAAACAAAACTAGATACTTTAGAAATAGTATTACTCAAGAACGACCAAACTTTTCCCGGTAATTGACTTATCGTATTAGTTACATTATTAATAAATGCAGTTGCCGCTTCTTTCGCTTTTTGTTTCATATTGTTGGACCATGTTATAACTCTTGCAATCGTCATTAACAACCATCGATAAATTCTCTCTGGCAATGTTTGTATAAAATTGACCACATTACTAATAAATTGTTTACCTGTCTCAACTGCCTTAGAAAGCATTTGTGAACCCCAAGAAACAACCTTGTTATATGTATTAACTAGCCAACTCCATATCCTTCCCGGTAATTGAGAGAAAAAGTTCACTACTCCATTAATCCATAAAGGTACATTAGTTACTAGATAATTCCATGTATTAATCCCCCAGCTTACTATAGTACCTAGTGCAAATCCTAGTGCAAACCCTATCTTATAAGGCAATTGCGAAAACCATTCAGATATACTAGTTATGATATTTGTACACCAAGTTATAAATGTATTCCATGTTTCGCTACACCAAGTCGAAATATTTGTTAGAGTTGTTGTCAGCCATGTACTTATAAGTTGTGGCAATTGTGAAAACCATGTGGTAATAGCATTTAAAAAGTTAGTTCCAGCTTGTATCGCACTATTATATAAGTTTGTAGCCCATTGCACAGCACTATTAATCATATTAGAAAACCACTCAACTATGCTATTGGCAGCATTTGATACTGATTGAACTACAGCATTCCATATTTCACTTGCTTTTGCCTTTACAGTATCCCAGTTTTGCCATAATGCAACTCCTATAGCTACCAAAGCTACTATCGCTGTAGTAATAGCAAGAATAATTCCTGTGAGCGGAAGCATTCCTATATTTAACGCTATTGATACGGCGGCCAAAGCAGCAAACAATGTTAGTAATGTTCCACCCACTGTCCCAAGAACCCCAATTACTCCTATAACTAATAAAATACCTTGAGTAAGTTTTGGATGCTCATTAGCCCAATCAGCAACCTTTTGAGCTATCTCTGAAATTTTACTTATCATTGGTTCGAGTACCGGAAATAATTTTTCACCTATTGCTCCGGCAGTCTCCATCAATTTTTGCTTCAAATTTTGCATTTGCATTGTAAATCCGCCAGATTCTTGCTTTGCTAATCCAGATATAGATGCTCCTTGCTCAATCATTGAACTTAAAGTAGCTTGAGCCTTTTCTGCTTGTGTCATTTTAGTCCAGCTCTTACCTATTTCTTTAGCATATGATCCTTGTTCTATAGTGGCTACTGATAAAGAAATACCGTATTTATCGAGTGTTTCGAAATTTCCCATAAGTGCACTTCTAAAATCGCCCGCTGCATCATCCACTGGCACATCTGCAAAAGCTGCCATGTCTGCTGTTAATGTAGTTAATTTACCACTTTGGTCTGCTATTGCTTGAGAGCTCATTCCTGTTCTCGCTAAAAAGTCTGATGTAGCCGTTGTATTATTCATATATTGTTGTTTAGTCATACCTAAACTTTCAGCCATTGACCTATTATTATCAATTGCTTTCTGTATTGTTGGGTCTAAGTTATCATATACGAACTTTTGTTGTTGCACTTGTGCTGACCATTCAGAAGCTGTAGTTACTATACTTCCTATCGAACTTAAAATATCTTTACCGGTCTGTGACATTTGCTGCCCTATTTGATTAAGATTTTGAGATATAACCGCTCTAAATGTACCTATAGTTGCTTGAGCTTGTGACATCCCTTGTTCGAAGTTTGAAGTATCAGCTCTAAGTCGCACAAATAATTCTCCTATATTTGGCATTGCTTCCTCCTTTCTTTGCAAATAAAAAAGACTAGAAATTAATCTAGTCTTTAAAGATTTATAATATTTATTTTTAATCTTCTTTATTAAAAGTCAATATATGAATAATATACATTGGACTTCTTGTTATTTCTGTATCAGTTAATTCGTAACCCTCTTTGCTATACTTCTCTATAATAGGTTTTGATTTTTTAATACAACCATTCCCAGTAAAAGCTTTTACTATTTCTTGCTTAATCATAAATATTCCTCCTCAAAAATTTGTAACTAATTACATTATAGCTAATAATTACCATAAAATACTATTTATTTGATATTTTAAGTCCTTGAGAAGTGATCTTATATTTAAGTCCATTTTCTTTAGCAAACTGTATTAACTCTTCTTCTTCTTCTGTTAATTCTTTTTTTATTTTATCTGCTCCAGGCATCTCGCCTATTAACTGATCTAGCTCTATTTCTTCATTACACAACATAGTTAAAATCCATTGACCTAATTTCCCGAATTTAGACAAGTCTTCATAATAAGCTATATTTTTAAATAATATTGCATCTTCACCTTGAGCCATTTCTATCTTTTCTCTTACTGTCAATTCTTCGATATCTATCTTCGTGTAGTGATATTCTTTTGCGAAGAAGATTAATTCTTCTGTAGTTGTCCTAAAATCATAGATAGACCCTTCTTCGCTCCTGTAAAATTTACATCTATGAATGTTTTAATTAATTCTTCTATTTCACTCATATATGCATTTTCTAAATCATCCTCTGTTAATCCATCGAACAATTTTACTATTTTATCTTCAATTAATGAAAATATTTCATCTATAGATTCTCCTTTAGTAAAGTCTATATCTCTGTTCCATATTTCCTGTATTTCTGGACCAAATTGTTTTACTAATTCTTTTATTTCTTTAATTCTTCTTTCTTGAATTAAAATATTTTTACCTGCTATACTAACATTTTTACTTCTCATCTAAATACACCCTTTCTTATGCTACAGTCATTGCATCTCCAGTTAAAGCACCGCTACCAGTGCAACTATAAGATACATTTATTCCATCTTTTACCTTCGCGCCTGTTTTAAATTCTGTAATAACCACTTGACCTTTATAATCCGGAGTTTCGGATGCTTTGTCATAATACAATTCTACATCTATCTTTGTTCTTGCTAACATATTCGATAATATAGCTTTTTGACCTGTTGTATCTGTCTTATTATAAAATCCTTCTATTGAACATTCCCAGCTTTTTAAAGACGTTTCATTTTCAGCCCATCCATCACCATCAAAAGAAGACGTATCAACTGTATCTACTTTTATATTTAACTCCCATGAGTTCATTTCTTTTACAACTACTGAACTACTTCCACCACTTGTAGTTTTTATTTTTATCGTTGCTTTTTCTCCTGTAATTGCCATTACTCTAACACCTCGCCTTTCGTAATAATATAATTTACACTAAATTCAGCATAACCTTTTTCATTTCTGCCTATATAAAAAGGTGACTGACTGGGTTTAAAACCTTCTCTATCGTTAAGTAACTTAAACACATTATTTATTATTACTTCACCTTCTTCATAGCTTTTGTGTCTTGCCATAACTTGCAGACCTTTCTTTTCTATATATCCCTTTGAAAAGAAAAAAACAGGCTCTTGGCCTGCTGTAGAAAATAAACCTATACAATTATCATCTTTTAAACTTCCAATTGAGATAGGTAAGGTTATACCATTATCATTTAAAAATTGTTTGATTTCTTTCATATTATCTCAACTCTCTCATTATAGCTTCGCCTATTGCATCAATATATTCATTTACATTTTCATTGAACGGTCTTTCTAAAAACTTAGCTCCACCACCTCTAGGATGATTAAATTCAGTATGCTCATGTTGTAATGCGCAATAAACTAAATCACTTCCAACTTTCCAGTCCATATTCCCTTCTTTTCTAGGATTGGCAATATCACCTCTTAGGTCTCCGAATTCAACTGGTGCTGATTCACTACATTTTGTGGCTAGATCTAAGGATATATCAGCTAATTCTCTTTTAGCCGTATCAGGAGCTATTTTTTCTAATTCTCTCAGTTTAGCATTCAATTCATTAAGTCCTTTAATTTCCATTATAATAAATATCCCCTATATCCAATTATTCCATCTAAAGAAGTCATATAACTAACCGAAATAACCTTCCTATCATTTATTAAGTCACCAGCTTTTATATGCTCTACACATTGAATAGTACCACTTGAAATTACTTCTTCACCTTTAGAATCAGTAATTACCTTGAACTTATCAACTAGCCTACAAACTATTTCTTTTTCTTGAAATAAAGGTTCATTATATACATTAGTACCTATTTTAGATTTAAAGGTACAAACTTGGCCTAAATAGTCTTTTAACATATCGCAACACTTCCTAACAAATAAGGTTTTAAGTATTCTATAGCTTCACTACATATTTTATTCTTAGCTTTAGAAATATCGTAACTTTCACTAAGTCCCTCTACACTAAAACTTGTAACACCCTGGTCAATTAATCTTTGTCTTTGACTATTTTCTGTTTGAATTAAATATAATGCCTGTTCACAAACAGCCTTTTTCACTGCATTCTCTTTTAGATCATCAACATACATACTAAACTTCAACCTATCAATTTGATTAGTAGCCATTTTCATAGCTTGATTTTGTTTATTTTGTTCTGCATTTATAAAATCATCTCCAAATAATCTCTCATTATGAAAATAACTTAGTGCATCTTCTATATTAATCACAATCTCACCTACTTAAAATTAAAAAGAAGCTAGGTTTTACCCTAACTTCTCTATGCTTTCTACAAGTTCAGCCTTTTTCATATCTAAGTAATTTTCTATACCTAACTTCTCAGCTATAGATTTTAACTCTTCAACTTTCATTTTAGAATAATCAATTTTATTAGCTTCTTTAGATTCTATTTCTTTAGCTAATTCCCTTCTTCTTCTATTAAAACCTGTAACACTCATTTATTCCACCTATATTTTATGCTTGAAAGCAACTATTCTTATATTTTTATTTTCATAAACTCTGCTCCAGTTAGTTTGGCTTTCTAATTCAGTATTTGAAGGAGATACACCTGCTACACTAGTATTAGTAAATTTAACTCCTCTAGGATGTAATATAAAGTGTTGTCTATTTATAAGTATATCTTCACCAGCTAATGAGTCTCTGTCTGTTTCAGTAGGAACTGGAGCCTCTCCATTACCTTCTCCTATAGCTCCTTGACCAAACAAGTATGTAGTGTATACATCAGTATTTATAGGGCAACCATCATCAACTATAACTCTTTTATTCATATACGTTGGGAACTCTACAACACCTTGAGAGTTTGGTATATAAGATATTAAGTTTTGTTGCTCTAATGCTGTAAATACTGCACTATGCATCATTACTGCTGTTAATTTGTCAGATGCATCACCTAACTTATTTTTAGCAACTATAAAAGAAGTTCCACTTATTTTTTCAGCTCCATCTGTTAACGATGATATATCATGTACATTACCACTCATTGTACTTGATGCAAATGCACCTTTTAGAACTGCTAATAAAGTTTTCTGTCTTCTTCTTGCCCAATATTCAGCTACTAAATCACCTATAGCTTTCATAGGGTCATCTCCACTTAATGCCTTTGCTAAATCATTTACTGACCAAGCCTTACCTCTCATTAATAAAGCAGCTACATCTTGTCCAGATGTTATTTTGCCTGGAGTTAAAGCTCCACTATCACTTAGTACTTCATCCTCACCAGTTAAATCTTTCCAAAATGGCATATTTATTAATTTGCCACCTGCTCTTGCTAATGAATCTAATTCATTATCTCTTACTACTATTCCACTTTTTACTAAAGCCGATAACTCAGCTGTCCTTTCTATTACATAAGGGTTAAATACCTCTGGTACTATTATATCTGCTATTTTAGTTGACATTATATATCACTCCTTTTATTTTGAATTTCTTAATTTATCTGCCAAAGAAGGATTTTCCTTTAATAGTTTGGCTTGCTCTGTTAAATTAAAATGTTCTTTACTAAATGGATTTTTAAATCCTGGTTCTCCTCCTGGATTAAACCCACTTCCACCTTGTGTTTGTTCAGCTTCAAATAAGTATGAAGCATCTTTCCTTAGGCCTTCTAATTGAGTATCTAAACCTTCTATTTTTCCTTCTTGATACTTTATGTTATTCATATCTAATAAAGCCTTTAGAGCTTTATTATTCTTACATTTAGCACTAGTTAGTGCACCTTCTAGTGCATAATCAAACTGAATAGATGCTATTTTATTTTCATAGTCATCTTTAGTTTGTTTATTTGAAAGTTGCAACTGTTCAATCTGTTTTGTTAATTCTTCATTATCTATATTATTTTTAGATAAGTCTTTTAATTGCTTATCTCTTTCAGTTATTTGCGCTTCTAGCTCTGCCTTTTGAGTTTTCAGCTTATTATATCTTTCATCCACATTTTCTAATGAAGTCGTATATATTTTATTTTCCTTCATAGAATTTTGAACTGCTTGTATTTGCTCGTCATTTAATCCTTGAGCTTTTAATATTTCTAATAATGTCATAATCTCCTCCTACGTTTTTATACGTGTTTACATCACCTAGAGTTTTGCTAATTTATTCTTTTACGTCTACAAGCAAGCTAAAAAAGACAATAAAAATAAGCTCCTCTAATATTTAAGCATTAAAAAAGCACCTACTATCAAAGTTAGTAAGCGCTCTAATTAGTTTGACTGTATAATTCATCAAGTAATATCTGTATTTTTTCCCATTCTTCATTAGGTTTGTAAATTTTGTCAAATCCTATTTCTACTTGTTTATCCTGTAGAAAGTCATATAAATCAATCTCTAAATCATCGTCCATATTATATTGATATCTATCATTTAAAAACGAGGAGACATTTAAAATTCTGTTCTTAAGTTTTAAATTTTCACATAATATAGATTTTAAATAGTTATGTTGATCTTTACTCAAGTTTATCATCTTTAATCCTCCTTTTTAATTTTTCAGCAACTTTTGAGCTAGTTGGATTAGTTTGAATTATATTACCTGTTTCTGGATTAATTGAAACAGTAGCCTTTTCTCCAACAAATTTTTGACTTTTTCTGCCTAATTTATCTGTCTTGACATCTTTTATTTCTAATGGATTCGATAATGCATCACTTACACTTTCAACCGAGACTCCTATTCGTTTCTCACCATCTCCAATAAACCTTTCAACTCCATGATGACTTAATTCTAGTATTTTTATTCCATTAGGAGTAGTTATTCCGACAATTTTATCATTTACTTTGTTAACAATATCTATCCATTGCTTAAATGTTGCATTTTGTGCTATTCTGCCACTAGCTTTAGAGTCTGCAAATATTTTTATATCTTCCCATAACTTACTATTATTATACTTCAATTCTTTGTACTCTTTCAATGTCTTTGGTGCTTCTTCCCCCAAAATTTGTCTATATTTTTCATACTCCTTCTTCTCATTTCTTAATCTAACTTTTTCTTTCTGCTCTTCTAAGTATTTATTAATACTTTCTTCTTTTTCTTTAGGAATTTCAAAAGGTTTATTACTATTTTTTATATCTTCTTTTACATCATTATACTTTTCAATATAAGGTGTAATTCTATGTCTACATCTTGGATGGATATTGTTATAACCTTTATTAAAACCTGGTATATTAATTAGCTTAGGAAATCTTTCATCTTTTCCAGTCAAGCTATAAACTCTACCTTCATAAACTGCACATATTGGACAGGTTGTATTGTGTTGTGTCATTTTAACTAAGTCTTTTTCATGCTCTTTCGCTACGTTCATAACACAAGTATTTTGAGTTTCTGCTACTATACTTCTACTTAATAACTCTGCATAACTAGTAAAAGGAATAACACGACCTCTTTTGTCTGTTATTCCTCCTATCCCTCTTTTAATTAAGTTATTTACTAATTCATCCTGCAGCTGATTAATAGTTTGTCCAGTAGCAAATTTCATTTGTGCATCGGTAAGTCCTATATTTCTTATACTATCCTCTATCCTTCTTCCTACCTGATTATTAACTTCTGCAAAGTTATTTATTAAGTTATCACTTAAAACCTCTATAGCATTTTTATGAAGCTGCGCAAATCCATCTCCTATATTAGATATTCCTAAAGCTTCTAATGAATTCTGATAAGCTTCTAAATACAATTCATTGACTAATTCCTTAGAACTTTTAGCACTTTGTAGTTGTAATTGCATTAGTTCAAGTTTAACTTGTTTTAGCATAGACTCATAAAAATCAGTTACATGACCTTTGACCTTCTTAGCACTGATTATATTAATAAGCCTTCTTTCTGCTCTTAAATATAAATTAATTAGCTGGCTTATTTTTTTATCATAAGTTTTCATTAATCTTCATCAACTACTTTATTATAGTCAAAGTTCATATTTGACATTGGATTATTGTCTTTTTCATCTTTTAGTATTGCTTCAAGTTCCTTTTGTGTATCTTTATCTGATAAACTATCTAATCTTTGAATAGCACTAAACTGTGATAATGTAGATTTATTTCCTGTTCTTATACCCATTATCTCTGCTTGCTCTTTTGGATCATCAGGTAAACCATCATTCCAAAATATATTTATTTTCTCTTTTGATAAATCTATGATGTTTTCTCCACCTAATTGTGAAGCTAATTTAATAGCTTTTTTAATCGCACTATCAAATCTCATTCTAGAACGGTTAACCTTAGCTAACGGTGAAATCATCATTCTCCTTAATGCTGTTCCACTTGCTGCATTACCTGTCTTTTGTTCAGTATCAAATATAGCACTTCCCATTTCACTTATTACAGCTAAGATATTTATTAGCTTCTCTATTTGTTTAAAGTTAGCTTCAAGTTGTGCTTCCCATGTAACATATTCAACTGGTGGGTCTTCTGTCGTACCTCTAATAAAATAGTTTCCCATTTTTAGCTTATATTCTCCAGTCTCATAATCTCTTTCTAATGCACTTTCTGGACCTTGTACAGAAGGTTCGGCATGTTTATCTAATATCTTAGATATTTGACTTATTCTTACTTCTATTTCTGAAATAATACTGTCTAAGTCTGCATAGTCATCTATCCCATAAACCCTATCTGAAGTTAACAAATTATGTACTGGAACTATAGCAAAATCATCTAATCCAGTATCAACTTTTTTAAGTTCTTCTACTACTCCATCGATAATGTTTCTGTTATTGATTCTATATGTAATTTCTTCATAGAATCCTTTTGAATGTATTTGTACATATAGGTATTTAACTTTATTTTCTTTAGTTGAAAACAAACTACTTTCACTTTGAGTAACTTCATAAGTATGAGCTAATACATGATGCAATACTTTTTTTATATTCTTAGCATCAACTATTTTGAAATAAAAACTAGGTTGAGTTATATCTATAATTCCTTTACATTCTTCATCTTTATAAACATTAAATACACTGTCACCATATCTACTTATATCAATAGCTGCACTATAACAAGTATTAATCAAGTCACTATTCTCTGAAATAGTATCTAGTGTTGTTTGATGCTTTGAATTATCATCACCACACGTTATTTTAGGTGGTTCTCCCAATAAAAAATCAGCTATCTTTAGTGATATTAACTTTTGAAAGTTAGCTATCACAGAATAACTGACTATATCTTCAAAGTTTCCTATTACCCTTCTAATACGTTTGAAACTTTCTTTATAAACTTGCTCATGTTCTCCTTCAAATATCATTTGATTTTTATGATATTTTTCTAGTCTATGTATTTCATTTTCTGGTGGCCACGATGAACCAAGTTTTAAAAAATCAAGATTAGTTAACATATACTCACCTCCTAAATTCTAACCTTTGCCACACCAGATGTTGTTGACTTCATATCTCTTTCTAATCCATATCTAGTGGCATCTATTGTATGATTATCCTTGTCTTCTAACTTTGGTCTTACATTTCCATCTTTATCAGTCTGATAATCTATATTTTCATATTCTTTTGCTACATTTGGAGTTCTTTTATTATCTATTACAATAGCTTCTAAGTCATCTAGCCAGTTTTCACCAAATTCAATACTTCCTGGTCCTTTTTTAGCCTTTAATGCTTGTATTCCATATTCTTTTAATTCTGCTATACTTCTGGGCTCTGCACTATCACAAGTAACCGGAAAATCATTATATTTCTTTGCTTTTATCTTTGAAGCTAATTCTCTTATACTCATTTTTACTCCATATATTTCATCAATAAAATAAAGTATTCTTCTTTTACCATCATAATGCATTCTAACAAAGGCCATAGGGTCTATAGCATAACCAAAGTCGTTTCCTTGCTTTATGTTATCGAATGACTTTATTTCTTCTTCAGCTATAGTTCTAAATATCAAGTTAGAAAAAGGAACTACTCCGGAACCGATAGGCTCTCCTAAATACTCCCATCTATATTTAAATTCATTCTTCTTTTTAACTTCTTCTGCTTCTTCTATAAAAGCTTTCGATATGTGAGGATTATCTAAATAGGTACTATGATGAATATATGTATTATCAGGAATGAATTGTGTTTCAAATTTCTTGTTTGCCCAAGACTGTTTTCTCTTAGGTGGATTATAGCTATATATAACTTTATAGCTTAATCCAGAAGGCAATTCTGCTCTTAATACTGAATTAACTATCGTTGAAACCTCATCTTCTGTTTTAAACTCTGCTAATTCTTCAAACCATACAAAAGCTATAGGGTACTTTGACATTTTTATAGATTTAATCTTCGCTGGATCATCTGCACCTCTAAATATAAATTTATTACCTCTAGGTATATAAATTAATTGAAGTGGTGACTTTTGAGCCTTCCAAACATTACCCACATTTAATATATCTATAGCTTCTTTTAACTGTTCAAATACTGACTCTGCTAGTGTATTTCCTACTTTTCTTATACAAAGACAAGTTACTGGATATTTCATTAAAGCCAACACTAACCATATAGCAATATGAGTCGATTTAGCCGAGGCTCTACCACCTTTTAGAACATGAAATAAGTATTTATTAGAATTGATAGTTTTCCAAAATTCATAGAAGTTTTTATTAATAATTTCCGATATTTTTTTATGCATCTTCTAATCTTCCTATATCATCAATTATTGTTACTCCTACATTACCTTCAACATCAACTTTTTCAGTAAATAAAGAATATCTTTTTCCAAGAAGTTCAGCAGCTTTAATCCTATCCTTTGCTGATAATTGCTTAGTTACTATTCTAGTTTTACTTACTCCATCTCCAGTACCTTCAACAACCACAACCTCTTCATCTATCTCACCTCTTAAAGATGAACTTAAAAAAGCTAAGACTTCTTCTGCCTTAGCTATCCTTTTACTTTCTATTTGTTTTAACTGCTTGTCAATATAATTTTTAATGTTAGGTTTTGCTAGGTTTTTACTTCCTTCTGTCCTAGCTGTGCCATTATTTTTACATCCATAAGCCCTTTTATAACTTTCAGTAGCATTAAGTGACTCTATATAGTAATCACAAAATGCTTTTTGCTTTTCTGTCAGCTTCACTTAAAACTACCTCTTTTCTACTTTCTATATTTAAATTTCTTCTTATTTTTTCTTTTAACTTTTTCCTTACTCTTATCAAAGTTCGGCTTACTTTTCATTAGCCTTTCATATTCCCATTTATCTCTTTGTACTTCTGTTTCTTGATCTGCTATTAAATTTGCATCATACCATCGTTTCATATAGTCACATCCTTAATATTTTAAAATAAAAAAAGGATGCACATTAGTCCATCCAGTGAAAGGTTTATTATAACTATCGGGGAGAGAGTTTTCAGAGTCGAACTGAAAAGTTTGGGGATAACTGCTCCTGCACTCTCATAGTGGATAGAAGTCCATCTATACTCCTATCCTTCCGTTGTTAGTTCCAAAACATATATAATTAATTTATATAAGGAGGCGTAAAGAGTAAATCCTGCGATTAACCTATCTCTTCACAATACAATAATACTATGGATTACTCTGCAATAATCTGCAATGTTTCAAAAAAAAGAATCTCTGTTAAGAGATTTAAAATGTTTTTTATTCTTTATAAATGAGCAATATTTACAGCTATTCTACCAACAAGTTTTACATGCTCTAAAACCATATGATTTAGCTTGAGATTTTGTCATTGGTACAGCATCTTTCATACCATGAGCTGTAACTGTTTTGTGATATATTTTAGACTGAGATTTTCCACCATTCCAGTATATAGTTCCTTTTGGCATTTTTATTTTACTCCATAATACATAACCAGTTTTTTTATCGTATTTAACTTTAGCCCATTTTTTATTTACTGATAATACCTTAACCTTCTTACCTCCTGTAAGTTTACACAATGATTTCGCTGATGTGCTTCGTGTTTTTTTCATATATGTCTTACTTTTTATTGTTCCTTTAAGTGTTCCTGAAATACTAGCAGCTTCACATACTGTCACATAATTTGTATTACTTACTTGAGTTGCTGCTATAGGTGTGATTATAAATGTGCATGACATAAATATACTTAATAATAACATTTTTACTTTTCTCATTTGTTTCATTAAATTTCCCCCTTAATTAAACTTAATATCTTACTAATTAAATTTAATTGCTCATTTATATTTGTCATATAATTTTTCTATTATTCTTAATTCTATTTGTTACAACGTATTTCCTCTTATTTCTCTTCTTTGATTATAATTTCTTCAAATTTACACATGTATAAAACAACAAATTTATACAATAAAAAAGAAATAGATTATAATAAATCTACTTCTTTTTTAATTTAAGCTATTTTCTTTAATGCTGCACTATGTATGTTATTTGCTTGTCTTTCACTATAATTCATTTTTTGAGCTATCTGGAACATCTTCAAATTATCTATATATCTATATCTCATTAATACTCTTTCTGTTGCTCCTAAACTTTCTATTGTATCCTCTATTTCCGATATTTTCTTTATAAGTTTGTTTGTCTTTTTATTTAAATTCTTAATAGTATCTTCTATTCTAACAAGTATATCAATCAATTCTTTACTTTCTCCTTCTGCTCTAGGCATATCTGAAATTATTTGACTTTTTATACTTGTTTTTCTTTCTTCCCAAAATACTATTTGTTCCTCAAGTTGTACAACTTCATCTTTTAGCACTGTATATTCCTTTAACTCTTCTTTTGTCATGTTGTTCCCCCTTGGTGATTATATGATTATATATAGTATTCTTCTAAATCTATTTGAGGTGTAAATGTTGAACTCCCACAATTATCACACTTATACTTTTTAAATCCAGTTTCCTTGTCAACCTCCACTGTTATTTCACCTTCATTTTTTACCACGTTACAATTGCTACATCGAAGCTCCATTGAACTTTCTTTTTTATTTTCTAAATATATAACATTGCCAACTTTTCTTTTTATCATTATTTCCCCCTCTTTAGTTTTATTGTCCTTTAAGTATTAAATGCTATTCCGACTTCATTCTTAAAAGTTGTCTGTTTATTTTATAATCTTTTATTTCTTCTATATCTTTATCTTTTATATTTAATAAATATTTAACTTGTTCAAAAACTACATAAACATCTGCTATTTCACTTTTTATTTCTTCAAGTGTCTTAACCTTATCTGTACTTTCTCTATGTTTGCATATTGCCTGTTGAAGTTCTGCCATTTCTTCTATTAATTTAATACTTTGCCTATCATAACCATAATGTAGTGCTATCTTTTTTATTCTCTGCTCCGTATGATCCAAGTGCTGTGATATATATTCCATATTAATTCCTCACTAAATCAAGCCTATCATTACGACTCAATATATACTCTATGGCCTCACCTTCTGTCTCCCATTCTAAAAGTCTATATGTCTCTGCATCAAAAGTTTGTCCAATTGGCATATCTCTACCTTCACATTTTACAATCACATTGTATTTATTTAATCTATTTTTCGCTGCTCTTGCTTTTAATTTATCCATTTAACTTCCCCCACATAATTGTTATGAACATTATTACTACCAATAGTGTTATAAACTCCATTTTTTCCTCCGTCAAATAAAAATTATATTTCATCCCTAAAACGGTATTTCATCATCATCTATTGCTTGAAAACCATTTGGATCTAACCCTTTTGGTGGTTCATAACTTGGTTGGAATGTTTGATTATTTTCTTGCAATTCTTCTTTCTTTCCTATTGGCATAAACACCAGCTTATCAACCTTAACTTTTGTATAACTTCTTGTTTCTCCATCTTTGTCGTAAGTATCTATGTTTAATTCGCCTTCAACTAGAACTAACTTTCCTTTGGTAACATATTGGCATAAGTTCTCACAATGTTTACCTATAGCCTCACAATTTATAAAATCAACTTTTTTATTATTCTTATCCTTTTGATAACTTCTTTCTACTGCTAGTGTATAAGTCATTTTAGGTGTTCCTGTATTTGGTATAAAACTTAATTCTGCATCTTTTACAAGTCTTCCGACTAAAGTTACTTTGTTAAACATTCTCTTATTCTCCTACATTCCTAAATATTCTTTTATCGTTTCTATAGCTTCATCTGCTCCATATGCTACAACTGCATCATATCCTTGATGTCTTAATCTGCAAATCCAGTCCACTTGTGATTGAGTTGCTTTTTTTGTTTTATCTGCTTTAAGCTCTATCCAAAGCCCATGATAGTTCCCCCTTGCTACAGGTAAGCAAATATCCGGAATCCCCTTCTTCATTCCCATCTTCTGCAATTCTACTCCAGCTCTAGTACTTCTTTTTCCTTCATTGACTATATGAAAAATCATTTTTAGTTCTGGATATTTATTTTCTTGCCATCTACACCAATCCATAACTGCTATTTGTTCTTGTGTTTCTTTATTAACTCTCATATTTCTCCTTTTCTTCTTTCTCAACTTCCTCTTGTGCTTTTTTAATAGAATTTATGTAAGTTTCGCCATTTTGTATGTAAACTTTCGCAAGCTCTACTACTTTTGGTATAGTTTTATTTTTCATTGGTTCCCCCTATATAACTTTCCTTAACACTTCTATAGCTTTCTTTTCTATTCTCTATACATTAACTTGAGTAAGATTTAACATTCTCCTTGAATAATTTATTTTAATCTGTACATACTATTAATAGACTTAATGCTACATGTCACATTTGAATCTATAATATTTAACCTTATCGGAAACGATAGGGTTATTTAGTTTTTAAAAATCCACTAACTATTCATAACAAATCTATAATTTTCATTTGTGAACCAAATTCTATCACATTATTTTTTCATTTTTTACTAATACAATCTTATCTCTTATGATCCATGAACAATTTATTTTAATCTGAATACACTATTAATAGGTTATCTTCTCTTGTAATATTTTAATCTGTCGTATTTAACCCTATCAGCAATGATAGGGTTATTTAGTTTTTAAAAACTAAATAATTCTTCATAACAAATCTATAGTTCTCAATATCTGAACCAAATTCTATTACATTGCCTTTTGCAATTTGATTTTGTCATTTACTACTCTAATCTCTCCTCTTATGCTCTAGGAATAATTTATTTAAACCTGCACATAATACTATTAATGACTCATATTTTGCATGTTACATTTTATCCTACTTATATTTAACCTTATCGGAAACGATAGGGTTATTTAGTTTTTTTAAAATTTACTAACTATTCATAACAAATATATAATTTTCAATATATGAACCAAATTCTATTATATTGCCTTTTGCCATTCACTTGTTTTATTTACTACTCCAATCTCCAATTTATCTGATATATCCAAATTTAAATAATATTCAAGTTGACCTTTATTTTTCATATGCCTTAAAACATTACTACAACTTTCTGCACTTCTTCCAAGACATGCTCCAATATATTTCCAAGTCTTATCTGGTCTATTTTGAGCTACAAATGCCTTTTCTTCATCTATCCAAGGTGTTTTATGTTTATTTGTATCTATATTAGGATTTAAGTACACTCTTTGAGGTTGTATTTCTACTTCTCCTGTGTTTGTTTCTAACTTATTGATAATTAACCTATTGTATAAGATTTTATTGCTCTTAGCCTTTTTAAATCGAGATTTAATATATGAGTAAGATATCTCATTCACTTTACAAAAATTCTTCATTGATTTATATATGTGTTTTTCGTTAGTTTCTAAATTTGTAACCTCTACCATTATTTTTTTAGGTCCTTTTGTATTAGTTATTCTTTTAGGTTTCTTATCTGTTGCTTCATAAGGTGTTTTTTCTCCTCTTGCTCTCATATCATCAATTTCTTTAATTCTTATTATTTCTTCTTCTTTGTCTTGCAAATCTACCACTTTAATTCTTCCTGTAAAAATTGATTCTGCTAATCTAAGATAATTGATAAGTGTTTTGTCTTCTATTGACTCTATATTGACGCGCTTTGATTTTTCTAGAAGATTTGACATTCTGACTGCTTGTCTACTTTTACCACTCATAATAATCTCCCCTCTTATGCTCCAGGAGAAATAAATCCCCTGGAATAATTTATTTTAATCAGTACATACTATTAATGCACCGATCCTTTCTTATCATATTTGAATTAATAATATTTAACCTTATCAGCAATGATAGGGTTATTTGGCTTTTCTAGGAGTTCCTGTTCCCATAGTTGCACAGTATACTCCTAATCAAATTTACCTTTCTGACTTTCGAATAAGATTTTTTCTAATTCGTTTGGAGTGTATCCAGCGAATGCATTATTTACATTTGCACCTGCACCCTTTTTATATGAATTTTGTATATTATTACTATTTTTGGTAATACTATTAGTAGCAATCCTATTTTGTAACTCAAATGATTTGAGTTCTTCATAACTGGTTACATTCTTTTGTAACCAGTTATTTATTATGCCTTTAAGAAAATTAAAGTATAACTTCCCTTTATCAGTACATATAACCAATGCTTCTTTAAAAAGTTCTACATCAATTTTTTCTGATGTTTCTGTAATCCATTCAGCTACAATGCCATTTATCATTCCTATATTTTCTTGATAAAGTTTACTCATAGAAGAAAGATTTTCATTTGTAGAGTTATCCACAGACTTACTTACATCTTTTTCCTCTGTATGTAAACTATACTTACCTATACTATCCTTACCTAACCTATCCTTACCTAACCTATCCTTACCTATGCCGTCCTTTGGTTGTCCATGGGACGTCCCATTTTCATCTAATACTTTAGGCTGTCTATCCGCCCTAGGTTTCTTACCTAAAATTTCTATATACGGAATAACTTGTATGAGTAAATCTTTGTAAATGCTGTCTATTTTTCTATCTGCCCTTATTTTGTTATTTTCTCTCCAGTCAGTTATATAAGTCACCAAATCTTCATTTAGTACATTTACAAAGTTTTTAGCTACTAATATTTTTAAATCATCTTCTGTTGCTCCAACTATATTCATTATTGTATAAGCCTCTACAACTCCATCATCATCAGCGTGTAAGCCTAAATGAAAATACAAGCACTGTGTACTAACTGGCATTTTTATAAACCTAGCACTATTTATTATCCTTTTAGAAAACATTCTTCTTTCAGCGATAAGTCATCCCTCCTTTTGCTGATTAAATAATTAACTGCATCTGTTATATTCATTTTTTTAACATAAATTTTATTTGCTAAATTACTTCTACTGATTCCGTATTTTCTTGATATTTGAGATAAAGTTAAATTTTCACCATTATATATAAAATACTTAGTAGTTGTTTTGTTATTAGCTTGTAAATATTTATCTGCCCATCTGCAATTAGAGGGTTCATAATTACCATTTGGATCTATCCTATCTAATGTAGTACCTTCTGGTCTTACTCCCATATCATTCAAGAAATTTCTAAAATCCTCCCATTCTTTACAATAACTTATATTTTCGTATGTTTTGCTACATTTTGAATGTTTAGGATTCTTGCACCTACATTTCATTTCAGACCAGCTTTTATAAGTTGGTGTTCCGTACATTCCGTGTTGTTTACCCAATCAATCTCACCTGCCTTTGTCTTTTGCTAATAGAAGGGCATTTAATCCCTCCTATATTAAGCTAACTTGTCCTTCTATATTTTCTTCTGTACTTTCAGTTACTTCTTTAAATTCAACATCTTGTACTTCATCATGCTTTTTAGGTTCATATTTTGCTATTATATCTAAAACTTCTTCTGCCTCTTCATAAGTCAATTCTTTTAAGTTATATCCGTTGCTATCGCAGAATTCTTCTAACTTACTTGTGTCCTTTTTAGTATCAAAATTGAATAGATTCTTTTGAGCTGCTAAAGCTAATATCATATTTTTTTGTTTAGGACTTGCTGTTCCTGGTATTATTTCTTTTTCTGGTAACTTTGCATCTATTCCCATTTCACTTGCATCATATAACCCTTGTAAATCTTCTGGAAATGCTTCTCTTAATGCTGTAACCATCGCACATTTTCTAATCATTACACAAGGCATTGTCTTCCATGTAGATTGACTTTTAGAATACTCTTCTAAGCTAACTACTGATTTTATAGGGAATTTTTTATCATTTGTGTATACTTCACACCAACCACCGACTAGTTCCTCACCTTTCAGCTTCAATGAACCTTCTCTCTCTTCTATTAATCCATCTTTGCCTACCACAACTATTCCAGCTTTCATACCTTCAAAATTTGGATTTCTATATGCTCTTTTTACAAATACATCTTTACCCACCACTATATTAGCTGGACTATTACCGAACTTTATTAAATAAGCTTCTCTTATAAAGGGATTTAACTTTTGAGCCTTGCATAGCTCTATAAACATCAACGTTTCCTGTTCTGTAACTGCTCCATTACCACTTGTAAGGTAATTCTTAACTGTATCAGCTGTAAGAACTTGTCCACCTTCTAGTGTGTACTCTGCTAATGCTAAAGCATTGTTATTTTTATTCATTTGTAACACTCTCCTGTTCCTGTTTTATATAATCTCTATAACTAAGCACATAAGCTGTATCGTATTCATCTAAAGGACTATTTTTAAGTTCATACTGATTTATATATTCCTCCAACTCTTCTACTGGCTTATATCCTTCTAAACATTGTTTTGCACCGTCTAAATAGCCCCATTTGTAATCTACATTGCAGTTATGCGAATTGGCTAACTGTGCATACAATAATCTATTTTCAAAGTTGCTTTTCTTTTGGTTAAAAGACCTATCTACAAATCTAAATAAATCATTCATTTTCATATTCTAAAATCAACTTCTTTCGTGTATAATTAAGTTAAAGTGAATTTCTAATTACTTTAACTTTTTTCTTTAAATAGGACCTATTGCCGTAGGTTCTATTTTTATATATAAGCTTCATATCTTTTTTCTCTTAGATCCTGCTCCATTTCTTCAAGCTGCTTTATTTCTTCTTCTTTTGCACAATTAATATCTAGTAATATTTCTTCTAGAAAATCCGCTTGTTTAGTATAATCTTCTAATCTTACTTTGAACTCTGTGTATTTTATGATTTCTTCTTTGTTTCTTTGTAACATTGCATCCTTGCCTTTTTCTGCTATATATGCTGCATTTCTAAGATTGTTTATTTTGTTTTGCATCTTTTCAATTGCAGCATCTTGATTTGACCATTCCATATTAAACCTCCTTATATACTTATAAAGCATAAATTGTTTTTCTCACGCATAACTTGTATTAAGTTCATAGCCAAAGGCGGTGATTTTATGAAAAACTACTGTTTCAACAACTTTGTAGATGCCAACGGCAGACATGAAATTCATGCCGAAGGTTGTCCTTTCCTATCTTATTCATCAAATAGAACTTATATCGGTTATTTTTCTAACTGCATTGACGCCCTACAGATAGCAAAATACCAACATCCACTTAAATCATTTGTTTGTTGTAAGTCGTGTTGTAGTTCACGTCATACATGTTAATTCTATATCAATAGGCTAAAGTAATTTTTAGTCTATTGATATTAATCCATCTCTATAAAACACTTTCTTTACCTCCTCCTGTATATATTTCACCTAATCTTTTAAACTCTAATTTTGATATTTCTTTTATGTCATTTCCTAAAACTTTCTTTGCTTGATCTAAAGTTCCACCTTTTTCCCAGTCAATTTCACATACTAATCTTGATTTTGGTAAATCATAATATTTTTTACTCATTAGCAG